AGGTACCACCAATGGCCCCACCAATGCCAGCACCAAGAGCAATGTTCCAGCCAAAGTCAGTAAAGGAGGCATTGTCAAAGATGGGACTGTCATTCATCAATCCAACCACGCCAAGCTCAAAAGCCGTAGCAGTCAGAGTTTGATCTGCAGTCTCCCACAGCAGCCGCTGTCGCTGATTTGCACTGAGCACTGACTTGATGGCGCCACCTTCCATTGCCATCTCTTGCAGCGCCTTTTGCATGTATTCATTTTTGCGCGTCAGCGGAATGGACAGAAACTTTCCATAGTTTCCAGCCAGCGTGCCACTGCGTGCAAGCTGCAGCCCCTTGATGCCAAGACTGCCAGGCACCAGAGAAGCGCCAACAAAGCCAACAATATCAATGGCTTCCTTGTTCTCCTGATAATAATCTCCCATGGCGTTGCCGCCATAGCGCCGAATCTGCTCCTCAATATCAAACTGCTGACGATTCGTGATGCCGAAAAAGTTTCCGTAATCAAGAACAGTGTTTGCAATGCTCAAAGCACCAGAGGCTGCAGCCGCTGGCAAGCCTTTAGTAATGCCTTCCGTCAGACGCACAAGCGTGTTGGCTTGATAGTCCGTGGTGTCAGCAGCCAGAACAAACGGATGATATTGTGGAGTCTCGAATGCCATGTTGTTTCCTCTTTGCCCCCTCGGGCAATGTCAACAAATTAACGGGGCGCAGCTGCAGGTGCCGGAGTCCTACCCCGCAGCCAGTCCCCAAAGTCTGCACCAATCTCAGCACCAAACTGTAGAGGTGCCAGCATCGGGCCCAGAGTCCCAGGAGACAAGCGCTGCCGTGTCTGTGCTGCCAATGCCATCTTGGTAGATGCAAAGTCCATCAGGTCTGCCATTGCGACATCACCAAAGGCCTTGCTGGGAGCCATGCGGAAAGCATAATTGGTTTGAGCCGGCAGGCCAAACAAGTTGTACTGATAGAGCTCAAAGTTCTTTCGAGCGGCCGCGGTGTAATAAGAATTAATTTGTCGTGCAGCGTCATCCAGACCAAGTTTGCCTGTTGCAACCTGGTCAATCACAGAGGCCATTGCCTGCTGCTCCATCTCAGAAGACAGGTTCGTCATACTGGCAACTTCAGCTTCACGGCCAACAGTGGCAGCCTTGAGTGCCTTGACCATCACATTGTTAGCATCGCCAAATTGGTCAATCATGACCTTGTGCTGTGCCTTGTAAGGATTAAAGAGCTTGTCAAACGTAGGACTGCTGAGAGTCTCCTTGGCTGCAATGTTGGATGCGCTCTGCACAACAATATTGGAATATTGATCTGATGCCGTTTTAACAATGTCGGCCATCTTGGCCTTGGCATTCTCCGGCTTACGCTGCTCAGTGGCAACAATACTATTCAGGGCTTCAGTGAAACCTTGAACAGCTCGCCAAGCACCAGGATTAGTAGTGCGTAGAACTTGGGTATTGCCAGAAGCGCGATTGATAAACTGCAGGCCTTCAACGACACTGTCTCCCAGCACGCCAGACTGTGCAGCAGTCAGCCATACTTCCTTAGTATTTCTGTCTGGAATGAGCTTCCAAGTGCTCAGAGTCATGGGTGTTGACATGCCCAGAAATCGAGACACAGTAGCAAAGCCCGCATTCAGACCAGCTTGCTCTGCTGCCTCGATGGCATCACGCTCCGCCCTGTCCTTCAGCATGGCAGCACGCTCACGAGCAATAGCAATTCTTTCCTCTGCCGCCAACCGTGCAGCTTCTCGCTGCGCTTTCAGACTTTCAAAGTTCATCACAAACTGCTGAACCTGAATCTGCTTGCTAAACAAATCGCCCTGTACATCAAATGCCTTGTCCCGCAGCTGGAATTCCTGTAGCTTAGCTCCAGCCATCTTGGAAGTCATTTCAGCTTCCGCTTGGCGAAGTGCAATCTCAGCTTGTGCTTGTGCATTCTTGGCTTCAAGCAATGCAGTAGTACGCAGCGCGTCAGCCGTGTTGGCAGTCACAGCACTCTTGTTGGCAATGGCCAGATTTTGCCGCGTAGCAATATCAGCAACTGCAGCATCACGCGCATCCACAATGGCATTATTGCGTGCAGCCACAGACGGCAGTTTGAGCTGTGCAACAATGAAACCGACAGGATTGGTCAACAGATCAGTCTGTGCCAGCTTGTCATATTCCTGCCGTGCAGCCTTGCGTTCTTCCTCAAGCTGAGTATATTCAGCCATACGCTTGGGAAGAATATAATTGTTCTCATCAGCATTCATGCCAAGAATGGCACCAGATCGCTGAATTGCACTATTGCGAATGTAGTCAGTCTCAGCCTTTTGGGTAGCAATCTGACCAGCAGTCTCTGCAACCTTGCCTGCCTCAGTCAGATTTGTGCGAAGGAGAGATTCCACGGCGGCCGTGCTAGCCCTCAGATCATCGGCTTGTTTGTTAATGGCCTGAGTACGAGCATCTGCAGTGCTGGTAAGTCCAGACAGCATCTGTTGGACAGTGGCAGCAATGTTAGTGATTGGTTCCATGTTTGTTTCCTCTCAAGCTGCTGGACTTAATATGCTACACCGTCACCATCAGAAGGGGAACTTGGCGCACCATCACCGACAGAGCCAGCATCTCCAGTTGCATCGGCTGCCATTCCGCCATCGCTAGGCGCATTCATACTGCTTTCAGCCATTGCACTCATAGCTTCAGCGATTGCATCAGCAATAGATGTATCAACAGAGCTAGCAGTCCCAAATCCAGACTCTCCAGGAATGCCCATAGGAGCTTCAGGGTTGCTTGGCGTTGCCTCAGCCATTGGAGCTGGCATATCAAGCATTGACAGAGCAAGATCAGTCAGCGCAATGCTAGGAGGAGTATCCGGCTGTGCCGGAGTGCCCATCTGTACAGCTGCGCTAGGATTAACTCCAGGCACCATGTTTGGCATAGCATTCTCAACAGGCGTCATTGCACCTTTGACAACATCTCCAAGAGACTTGCCAGTCAGTGCGCTCATGAGGCTGTTGACTGTGCCAATAGGAGTAAATCCTAGTGCAACATTAAGTGCTTTTCCTGCAATGTCCCCACTGGTCATGGGCACCGGATCTTGTAAAATGTTGATGCCAGTATTGACAGCACCAATCACACCAGGATTAGCACCTGCCATGCCAGCTCCCACACTGCCCAGAGTTTGCAAAGCATCCAACGGATTTTGCTGTGCCAAGGCTCCACCAGTACTCATGATGTTCCCCAGGGCTGCTGCTCCTGAATTTTGGGCAAGCATTCCACCAGCCCCAAAAATGCTTCCCAACAGCGACAAAGTCTGGGGATCTAGCGTATCAACTCCAGGTGCAGGAGCTGACATTTCTCCGCCAGGCCCTTGTTGACCTAGATCAGCTCCAGCACTTTGATTCAGCACATCAACAATGGAAGGCTGTTGGTTTCCCATGCCAGGCTGTGCACTGTAAAAATTGCGCAGATTAGCAATCAGCCGAGCAAGCACTTCAGAATCATTGAGTGCAGCGGTGCCTCCAGCAAAATTGCCGCCACCGCCTCCAACGATAGGATTGTAAGTACGACGACTGCCGGTCATGTACCCAGGAGCTGCGGTTGCCATAGTCAGAACTCCAGATCCCATTGAATAGGTTCAGCCATAGACACAGCAGGCATTGGAGCCATAGCGTCAGATTCAAACATCGCTTGATCCATTGCGGCCGAGAATGGCTGCATATCATTGCTACCCAGGGACGCAGACACACGGGGGCGATCAACGCTGCCATATGCAATAAGATTACCGATTGCGCCAATAGGATTGGTCAGAATGCTTGGAAGGTTAAAGCTAACACTAGGAAGCGAAGCAGCTGCAGCGGGAGCCGCCATAGGTGCAGAAGTTACTGGAGCAGCAGCGGCCGGAGCAACAACTGTTGGGGCGGCAGGTGCAGAAGTCACAGTTCCGGCGCCTTTGAACAGGCCACCAAACATGTCACTAGGCTTCTTGCCACTAGTCAATTGACCAATGCCTTGCCACAGTGCCAGCAGTGCGGCAGCACGCTGAAGATCCAAACCGCTCTTTTGCGTCTGAGTTTGCGTGGTCTGCGTGCCTTTAGTAGCTTGTGCAATGGCTTGCCCAGCTTGTACCTGTGCTTGCTGATTTGCCAACTGTTGCTTGGCCATTTGATCCTGCGCAGCTACAGTCGTAGCCTTGAGCAGCTCATTCAAAGCAGCTTGCACTGCAGTGTTATTATAGCTGCGCGCACCTACAGACCTGCCATACGCTGCCTGCATTCCAGGAATCTGTGCACCAGCTTGCTGGAAAATGCTCTGCAGCATTGCATTATAATCTGCACCTTGTAGCTGACTGAGGACAGCCTGTAGTGCAGCAGTGTCACCAGCATTGGAAGTTGCAGATGTGGTAGTCGTGCCTCGTTGGCCACCAATCAGCCCCACCAACGCAGCTACATCTTTCAGCTCAGCTCCGCCAGCTGGAACTTTTTGGTTTGCAGCAGTTGCCATGATTAGTTTCTCCACACAAAAAAGCGCCTACTGAAAATATTCTAGCCAGAGCCAGAAACATCAGTAGACGCTAATCCTCTTGCGAGGTGTAAAGGTTTAGCCGCCGCGCTTCTTCTTATCCACAATCGACCAAGCCAGACCGGCGATAGTTGCCACAGCGCCCACAATGCCTTCCCAAGCTGCACCGTCGATGCCCCAGGAAACTGCAAAGCCGCCACCAACGGCAGTCAGCACGTGCCGAACAACGGCAGAAACGATGGTTGCATTCATGTCAAGGATACCTTTCCCACGGGAGTTGATAATGAGGGCCATCTTTGAACCGCTTCCAATCTCCGCCCCACTCGATTGGAATCACCAACTTCTGAGCAGTTGCCTTGATATGCTCAGCCAGTTGTTCGTAAAGAGGCCAATCCCAGCGGACCTCTCGGCCAATGAACACGGCCACATCAACAGCATGACCTGTCAAATGACGTGAGTTCATCGTCATGGATGCGCCAGCATCAACCAGCTCTTTTTGCCGGTCCGCAGTTCTGCGGCCTTCAGTGATGGCAAAGTCTAGCGGGCTGGTAATGATTGCCATTGACATGACTTTTACCAGATCTGGATGTACACCAGTGAGATTACGTTGACTGCGAAGACTAAACTTAAACATTGCAGCGCCTCACAGATTATTAGTTACAGACATTATGATAGAGGGTACTGCAGGATGCACTCCTGTGCCTGCAAAATATTGAAGCTGCACATCAGTAGCATCAACTTCCCACATGAGTTCAAAATAATCATTGGCGTTTAGTGCGTATACAAAATTCCAAGCAACTACCAACTCTGCATCATTGCCTTGAATTCGCACATGGGATGCAGAATTGGCAACATTATTGCCATTGATGCGTGCCCAAATATAAACACTCCCGGTACCTCCAGAAGTTTTATCCAGCTGTAGAGAAAACTGGAAGTTATACACACCCTGTTTGGAGACAACGATGCGGGAGGTTGGACTACCAATAGAGACGCCGCGGGAAATATCAGTGGTGTTAAAAGTGATGGCCTTAGCCGTGTTGATTGCAGTCTGTGTCTGAGTTGTGGTATCATAGAAGGTGCCGTAAGATGTGTCTCCCGGCGCCTCAATAGCTGCCATGAATCCGGCACTGCCAAGACCATAGCCAACAACTTGTGTGAGAATGGCAGGACCATGAGGCCGTGCAGTCTGCACTTGGCCAGCTGTGCTCAAATAATAAACTGTGCCGAATGTAGTTCCTGTGATGCCAAGCGTGCGGCCAGTCAGTAGAATAGCTTCACCAAAGTCATTCAGTGCAATGCCGCCAGCATCATCAATGATTGCATGTGCAGGTTTATTGAGGACAGATGCATCAGCCTTATATGCAACGATCTTACCCCCAGACACAGACAGTGTGACTACATTGCCATAGCTAAGTGCTTCTCCTGCTTTGACAAATATCTTCTGAGTTTTTTGATTCAACAGGGCAGTAAGCTGGTCAAGATTTGCCATCTCACCAGAAGTATACTGCACATTGCCAGTGGTTAGACTAAGTTGTTGCGCAAGTGTGTTGAGTGCCTTGTAAAGTGGCACCACAAGACTGGCATCTTCATCTGACAGGCCGGCCGGATATGACGGCAGGCCAGTAGAAATAAGTGACTGAGACATTAGAACTGCCCCGTAGGTGTAGCCTCAAGAATCATCGTGCTCATGTCAAATGTACCCTGCACAATGATGTCGAAATTTTTGCAGTCTACAAAAGCTCCGAAATCTCGATAGCTGCTATCAACGGTAATAGCAGTAAGCTGTTGAGGAGCAGCGAGATTGCGTCCATCATAGGAAGGTACGACATAAACATTGCCATTCTTGAAGCCTTCAATCTCGACTCGGTTAAGTTGCACATTGCGACTGCGCGTCAACTGAACACGGCCGAGGACCAGCACGCCAACATCTGGCGTAACACGGTCCTGCTTGGACCAGTCAGCAATCACAACTTCTCCCGTCTCCTTCAGGAATGCCAAACCATGAGGAGCAGAGACGAAATCCCCAGTCTGCTCACTAAGTGCACTGTATGTAGTAGACATGAGAGAATCATAGGAAGAACTCGTCAGCATTGAATATGTAAGCAATGCGGATTGCGCACCATAGTTGTAATAAAAACAGTCACGGTGAGTCAGAGAGATTTTGCCCCAGCGTTTGACCGCAAAGTCATATACCAGCGCGTAGGAGAACACTTCTGGCACAGATGCGTATGAGACAACTAAATATCTATTTCCGACTGCAGTGACTTTTGTGAAGAAGTCTGCAGTGGTTGCAGATTGTGACAGTGTTTGGTTTCCACTGTTATAGACTTCAATCTCTCTGGATGCAATAAAATCTGCCAGGTCTGGAAAAATCAGATCTGAGGAATTGAGGGACACAGACTGCATGCCAGCAGTCGTGTAGGCATAAATCTTGCCAAGACTCCCTTCAACTGTGGCTTGCTCATAGCTTTCTAGGCCGCCGGCATCAGGAATTTCTCGAAAGATCCATGGAGCTTGCAGATTGTTGGCCACATAGCTACAACCAATGGCATTGCGATTGGTGAAAGCTGTGAAGCCGCCGGCCACTGGAATCAGTGCACGAATAGTTCCTTGCACATCTTCAGGAATCTGGGAGCCCGCACCTGTGAATGCTCCACTGACATAACTGGCAAAGTTGAAAGAACTTCCACTGAACGGTGCCCAGGCAATCGTAATGCCTGACCACATAATCAGATAACCGTTGGAGCCCGTGATTCCATCAATAGTGCCAGCGGCAAAAGGGATATTACTGATGAGCGTGCTGGGAACAGCCAGTGCTTGTGTGGCCGAGTTCCAATACAGGAGACTCATATCCACAGGCACCATGTCATTTGACTTCAGACGACTGAAGCAAACAAAGGTGTATCCGTCGACATAGGCATACGTTACTTTACTCAGTGCAGGATCGCTGGTTGCGGCAAAGGTTTTGGAATAAATGGTTGGAATAGTCGTGGAACCCCACGTACTGGTGGCGACATTGTAGACATAGTTCTTTCCACCACCTGGACTATAGAGGACTACATTTTCATCTGCATCACGCAGCGGAAAAATAGAATCGAAATCACTATTTGCAGTGGGTGCAATAATCTGGCCAAAGCCCACAGACCTCACACCATTACCGACGGGCATGAAGTTTTCACCGTATAGGATTTGTGTGAGATTATAATCTGCACTCTCCTCTCCAGACACGAAGCCACGCGGCGCCCGCGAAGCAACATCAAGCCCAGGCACAAACACTGCCCGAGGAGCCTCACTAGACACAAAAGGAAATGCCGCATTATTCAGCGGCACTTTGAATCGTTGAACAGCCATTTTAGACTAGTCCTTTTTGCTTCAGCCAGAGATACAGGCCTACTGATATTACTCCCACTATCCAGAATAACTTATTAACTACGCCTTTTCCAACTTGCTTGTACATATGATCTGTGAGTTTTGCCATTGCACGCTCAGCAGCACGCTCAGCAATTTCCTCAATCTGTTCTTCCGTGAGGGTTGTCTGTGTGGGCATGGCAACAACAAGAATTAGTTGAACATCAATAATTAAAGCTCTGAGGAGGCTGTAAAGACTGGAGCTCCGCTGGCAGTATAATACCTTTGTACCATGCCTGTAGCAGTAGCAGTTAGCTCATAAGTGATAAAATCTTGATTGGCTACTACGTTCGTAGCAGATACATTAGTGTTTATTCCAGAAGAACTTGTAGACACGGTTGAACTACGCTTGGTGACCTTAAAAGGAATTGTTGCAGCTACAATCTGACCTGCCAGCACATATTGAGAAATAAGATAGAATGGTAACGTATATGCCCAGAGTTCATAATAGCGTTGGCACAGCAGCAACTCAAGACCATAAGCTCGATGCTCAAATGCAGTTGCCGCAGTTCCTGCTTCCAACTGCACTCCAGTGATAGCGAACGTGTTAGTATTGCTATCCAACAAGTTAACTTGTGCTGCTGTAGCCAACTTATCAGCGGATTGCCAAGCTCCAGCCACAGCATGGTAATCAGTGCCAGCCGCCAATGCAAAGGATACGACCAGCCCAACGCCGTTAGTCCATTGCCAGCCGCCAGTAGTCGTCAGCCCATTGACAACCGTTACACTCTTATATTCCCAAGTATTGGCTGCATTAACCGTATACGTAGTAACGTATGATTGGTCAGTAGTAGAATTTCGGAATGACACACAGTGTGTGCCAGTCTTGGAAGACTTGACCCAAAAACTCAGTGCAAAAGTTACGCCAATCAGATCCCTGACGTTGTACCCCTCAATGCGCTGCTCTATGATATATTGGTCATTTGCAGCAATGGACGTATCCGCAACTGTCACTGCAAGTTTCAGAGCACTACGAAATTCTTTACTCGGAGGCGTATCAGACGAATCTTGTGTTACTGCAGTTTGCGCAGAACTGATATAACTGATTCTCCAGCGATCGACAGAATATGCACTGCTGGTGCCAGGAACAGTAAATGAGAAAGACGTGCCACGTTGGGCAACATCCATCTTGCCATTAATAATTCTATTCTTATATCCGCTCAACGTTCCAACGCTTGGAATCACAGGAGTCGGATCTCCCGAGGCATCAAAGCCAAGCAGCTTATTTGCTCGGGTAGCAACATTAGGCAAGGCTCCAACACTGGCCTCAGGCACTGAGAGAGTCTTGGCAAACCTGTTATTGACAGATCCTTTGAGCGTGCGGAATTCTTCAGCTGCACTGCCAGCAGGCCGACTATTTACCGGCTCAGCTGCATCAGTAGCATTTGGGATGTACGTGGCCATCAGTGTTCTCCAAAATCAGGCAACAGTGCCGAGCAGATGCGAGTCAATCAGCATCTCTTTGAACGGCTTGACATGCTCATCTTGATACTGTTTTGCAGCTTCAAGAAAGCCAGTGCGTGCAAAGACAATTCCCGCGGCCCACATGGCCAGCTCATCAGGATAGGTGTCAGCAATCCAACTGCTATAGCCTACTTCTGCAGTGTTGGGATTTTCATAGAAGTACGCAGTCATATAACCAGTGGCAGACTGCGGATAGACTCGCAGAGTTGCACCGATAAGAGTATAAATTGATAGACGGCGATTGCCGTCAGAATCATAAATATCGTCTGCCGTGCGATATTCCAAAGACTCGGTAGGCGTGCCAGTCACTTCATTACTCTGAACAAACTTCAGACTACGAAGTCTCGTCAGAGTATTGTTGATGTTTGGAAAGTCGTAAAAGATTGCAGTGCTCAGCGGAGTGTAAGTCAGCGCTGCAGTCTGCAGATCCCGCGGAAAGAAGTCCGTGTGGTGAGCACGAAGCGTGGCAGACTTGATTGCTGCTTTGGTGATTGCGGAAATATCCGGCCGCCGAGTCTGTGCGGCAACAAGAGTTTCCATTTCAGCAAAAGTAGTCATGCCACGCTTTCTGAGCTAGTGTTACTGTGCCGATTTGCCGGCCGTGTCTGCAGCATCTGCGGCCGCCTGCGTATACGTAGCACGCAGCGCCTCAGTAGCAGCAACGTCGGTGTAGATCATACTGGCAGCTTTGTTTGCCACAGCATCAAGTTGCTTGATGACCTCAGGATCATTGGTGATGAGCTGACCGCCAAGAAACACAAGCTCCAAGCCATCAGGCATCACAAAATTGGCACCAGGAATCATGTGCCGATAGACCTTGGCATTCGGATCTTTCAGCGCTTCCAGGGAAGTAGACATTACTTCACCACTACGCAGAACATTGGAAGGCTCAGGTGCAACAACACTAGTTGCGGGAGCCTGTGCCGGAGCAGCTTGCTTGAGATTCTGCAGAGATTGCAGGGATGAGACAGCACCAACAGCCATTTGATTCTCCAGTTTGGAAAAAGTTGCTTGGAAAAGTTGCACACGAAGTGCGAGGACAAGGAAAAGGCCAGCTTGGTGGCTGGCCCTTACTTGTTTGCTTAGCCGGTAATCAGCCTAAATCGGTTGATTTCCTGCACTAGCTGCGTTGCAGCCAGTTCATCCACGTCCACCTGGCCAGTGGTAGCATTAGGAGTGAACACAGTGGCAGCCCCACCGGATCGAATCGTAATGCTACTGATATAGCCAGGATCAGTGGAGGCCAAACCAGGTGGATTCACTTGAATGATCGACATGGTGTGACCTCTCTGAATTAGCCCGCTGCAGCAGCAGTGAAGTTGTACAGCAGACCAAACGCGGCCGGGTTCTTGATCGTGCAGGTCAGCTCAGTGGTGAGCGTGCCGCCTTCAGCATCAATGCCATTGTCAACGAGAGCACCGCTCGCGTTGTACCCAGCATCGCTGGTCTTGCGCAGGTAGGCAAGAGAGAAGGCGTTCAGATCGCAGATCACAGCCATCTTGGCCCAGGTAGCAGCGCTACCATAAGCGTTGAACAGCGGATGCTCGATCATCTCGAACGTGCCACGCGGCGTCTTCAGCATGTCAAGCTGCAGGCCCCAGCTGGTTTCTGCCGTGCTGATCTGATAAGTGGAGTTCAGACGTGCGATGTTGTGGATGACACGGCGAGCCGTACCACCAACAAACATCGTGCGAATGTTGCCACCCTTGGGATCAGTGACAGTCTGCAGCGTCTTGTCCAGAGCAGCTTCCAGCTGAGTCCAGTTGGTAGTCGCACCCAGAGTCGTGACGTTGCCAGCAGCAGCTGCGTTCACACGAGCAATGATGCCTTCCATCGTGTGCAGCGGCTGACCATTCTTGGTGCCCATGAACTTCTGACCGAAGAACAGAGCCTTCTCGATGGCCATCGCATGAAAAGCTGCGCAATCCTGCTTGCTTTCGCTGACGTAACCAGCACCGGCAATCTGCGGAATCGCAGCAGCGGTCTTGGTGACAGCCCAGCTATTCCGGAAGATTTGGGTATTGTTGACATAGCGCTCAGCGATGATTGCCACAGCCGACGGACGAGTCGAACCTTCCTCAAAGGCATTGCCAATGGTGAACAGATCGTCGTTGTCGTTGATGGCAGCAGCCGCCACAGAGCCAACAGCACGAGTCACCGTGACACTAGTGGTCGACGGAGTCGTGTTGATCATCATGATTTCACCAGTCCGCTCATTGCGAACCAGATCACCAGGAACGATGTCAGCGTAGGCATCCACAGCGAAGGTCGTGGCACCAGCAGCATAGCCAGCACCGTTGTCAATCTTCAGTGCCGGGAAGATCATGGTCTTCGAGAAGTAACCATGCTCGATGTTGCTGGCAGTCTCATCCTTCAGCAGAGAAGTGAGACCAAACAGCGGTGCCGTGCCGTTAGGCATCAGGCGAGTGATTGCCTGCGCGAAACTGACTGCATTCAGATTCGACGGGGCATTTGCGGAGGAAAGAAGTCCAACAGCCATTTCAGTTCCTTTTGCGCCTTAGCGCATTATTGAAGGTAAGAGGAGAAGTCCGTTTCTTTTGGAGTGTTTGCAGCTTGTGCAGCTGCACGCTTGGGAGCAGTCAATACATCAGCCATCTGCGTGAAGTATTGCTCTGCCTGCTGTTGCACCGCTTCCGGTGATAGTTGAGGGTTGGATTGAGCAATCTGCATCTTGACAGCATTCAGCATCGGCGCAACGGCCGGATGACCAAGTGCTTCATGATTAGTATTCTGCGTCTTGATCTGAAAGTTTCTGATGCGCGAATCCAGTGAGCCATTCACACGCTCTGCTGCAGTTCGTGCGCCGTGCTCAACAAGACCATGCGAAAGCTGAGCTGCTGCTGCAAATGCTTCACGCGCTGCCAGATTGATGGCTTCGGAGAATGCATTGACATCCCCAGAGACAGCCTTTTGAATGACATCTTGCGGAATGTTGGCAGCAAAATTTGCTTGCTGCACTTGCGTGCGGAAAGCAGCAGGATCCAGCGGCCCAAGAAATGGATCATTCAGCGTAGGTTGCTTGGGAGCATTGGGATCGACTGCTTTCGGCTTAAAGATGTCAACAAAGCCATCAAGCGGATTGACAGCAGTATTTTGCCCATTGACCATTTGAGCAGGTGCAGCTCCAGGATTGGCAGGAGTCTGCTGCATGCTGGCAGGGAGGCCAGTGGGATTCTGATTCATGTTCACAGGCGGCGTGTTAGCTGGAGCTGGTTGTGCCTGTGCTTGCTGCACTGGAGAACTCGGCGAAGGTGCCGCGGGTGCAGGTGCGGGAGCGCGACCAAAAATGCCAGGAAGAAAAGCCATGATGATTACCTTTCAGTTTGCTCAGAGGTTGCAAGAGCTTCGAGAAGCTCGGCTTGTAGCTCAGTGTAGGCTTCCACAAAATTGCGGAGCTTTTCATGAGCCAGGATGGCTTCCACTTGTTCCGTTGGGTTGGAACGATATGGAAGTTTGCTCTCTACGAGAGCACTAGCATACGCTTCAATTTTGTTTTGAAGATATGCTAGAAACAAGGGAGATACCTTGCGTGCAAGCAAGTCATCTTCCCGAGTAAGCGTCAGCCGGCAGAACCTGCTGCCGGTGTCCAGTTGAATTTGGTGATTCATAATGTTTGGTGTTTACGCGGCTGGCATGCCCGCGGGAGCAGGAGGATTCTGGGCCGCTGTAGTCGCAGCAATAGTTTGCAGGAATTGTTGCTGTTGTTGCGGATTACGCTTGAAGTCCTCAAGCCAGTATGCGCCCTGCAGCTTGGCCCAGTATAGGAACATGCCCATGACATCGTATTCCGTGCCAACAGCCGGCAAAGCCTGTGCAGTCTGCAGGAACACAGTAAGCAGATTGGAGTTCAGCATCTTATCTGCGGGCAGCAGACCGTCAGTCAGCTTGAACTCAAGAATGGATTTGCGCAGCTCAACAGGATCAACATTGACTTCCTCACGCAGATCCCGATTGAGAATCGTGCCAGGCTGTTGATATTGCAGCGTGTTGGATTTGATGACTTCCTTGACTGGCGTCATGAATTGGTATTCAA